TCTTCACGGTTTCCTTGATTGCGGCCTGTGCCTCAGCATCGACACTCGCGCCGACTACGGCAGAAGCGGAAACCTGTTTGCCAATGATCTTCGCGGCGTCATCGTCGCTGATACGCACGAGACCGCGCATTTTCGAGAAATTGTGGCCGTCCTTGAAGACTCGCCCATTCTTGGGATTCAGTACATACGACATGATTTACCTCATTGTCCGTTTTGTTGAAGGTCGGCGCTGGAACAGTTGTTAAGACCGTCCAGCGCCTTCCGTTCTGGATTACACGTTGCCAAGCACGTTGGCAACAACCGCCCACACGTACACCTTGGCCGCATCAAGGTTGTGTCCAGCCACGAGGTTGACGTAGTTGTCAGCCTTGTAGTACAGCGGAGCGGCCAGCGCATCGCCAACATCCGTCGCGGTGCTGTTGATGTCAGTCGCGCCAATGAAGGTATCAACCGCGCTCTCGTCACCGATGGTAACGGTAGCGGTGGCACCCTCAGCCGTGATGCACTTCAGACCGGCGCTAAACACGATGGTTCCAGCGTCAATCTTGAGAGCGCGAACCACATCCGCCGCAGTGACGGCCAGAAGCGAGAAATCCACGACGTTGCTGATGACGCGGACTGCCTGCGCGTTGTCAGCAATCTTGCCGCCGCGCATAAAACGAGTAACATTAGACATTTTGAAACCTCTTTCTTTTGAGCTTGGTTAGAGGGGACTAGCCATATTCCAGACTAGCCCCGCAGTCGGCTTAGGTGTAAGCCAGAGCCGTGACGCAAGCATGACCGAGCGCCTTGGGCTGAATCACTTCGAACCCATACACCGTCAGACCGCGATGCAGCTTGCCGAACCCGTTGGGGTTTGGCAGGACCTCGTTCTCGGTCAACTGCGCGGCGAACGTCATGGCCATCTTGTGCCCGAAAATGACATTCGTGTATGCAACCGTGTCGGGAGATGTGACATCCGCCGTGCTGTTCGTCAGGCAGTTCGAGCGGAACATCTCGAACCGGTCAATCATGCCCAACTTGTCCTGCCCCTTGCGGAGAAGGCTCTTGTCCTCGCCCATCTCGTTCGCTTTGATGAGGTTGGAGTTGATGCACATGTTGGCGAGCCACATCGGAATCACCATCCAGCGTTCCTCATTCGGAATGTTCTGTTCGTCCAGAACCGTACCGCACTGCGTGATGAACGTCACCACAGTCGAGGAAGAGAGCGTCAGCGGAGCCGCAGCCGTTCCGAGATTGAACATACCGGACAGAGCACCAGCGGTAGCACCAGCATTGTCAGCGTCCGCCGAAGCGTACACCTCGCCAAACACTTCCTTCTCGATGGCGATCTTGGCGCGAATCGTCGCGTTCGAGGTCCACTCGTCAACGAAGCGCTTGAGGTCCGTCTGCTTCAGGTCCACGGTGCGCGTGACGAAGGCCCAGTATTTGCCACGGTCGATGTCGAGCGTGACATAATCCGTGCCGTAGGTCTCGTACTTGACCGTCTGACCGTTCTCGTAGTCGTACACCTGAATGTCAGGGACGGTGCGGATGATGACGGAATCGCCATAATCCTTGATCTCGCCCTGATACTCGGTGTTGGAAATCTGCGCCAAGATGCAGACCTCATAGAACTTCCGCAGGAACTTGCCCGAATACTTCTTCGGGTTGTATGCGCGGAGCACAGGCTGGCCCCCGGCAGAGGGGAACACAGGATCGGTAGCCGAAACAGAACCGGCGACCGGAGTGATGTAACCGTTATAGAGTGCCATTTTTCAGTTTCCTTACTCGGCAGAAGGCCAGCGCAACCGGTGATTAGCCGGGGATGATGCGCCCTTCGTCTTCTGCCGATTCGATGTCTTGCCTTAACGCCTCGATTGCGTCAGGTGCGAGCGAGCGTTTGATTGCCCCGCTGTTCAAGTCCTTGTAGAACCTGTCCACCTGAGTCTTCGTGAAGTAAGGCTTGGGTTGGGGTTGATGTGCGTTACCGGCATTCGACTGGCGTGCTCTCACCTGAGAGGCCACACGCGGGTCAACGCCACGAGAGCCGAACGTGAAGCCAGACTGCTTTGAGAACTCTTCGACAATCTCTGACAACGCTTTAACGTCCATGCTGTTCATGGCGTCCTGAGCCGGATTGCCGTACTTGATACGCCCTCCCGTTCCCGGTATTGCGGTGTCAAGAAACGCAAGCCAAGCCGCGTCGTTTGTCCTATCCAGTTCTCCAAGACCCGGATACTTGTTTTCCATCGTAGCAACGAACGACTGCATAGCCGCCGCCTTGTTCCCGGCGTCGATCTCCTCGCGGATATTCTTCGTCGCGTTAGGCAGAACCTTGCTGAGTTGCCTTTCAACGGTGCGCTTCATTGCTGAAGTGATCGTGATAAGCTCGTCATCGTCATAAGTGGCGAACTCTGGATATTCCTCACGGAGTTTCTGAACATCGGGGCGCTCGTTGGCCGTCTTGGATGCAAGCTCTCTTTCAAGCTCGTCAACCCGCTTGCGCAGGTTCTTGTTCTCATCCGTGACCTGAGTCATGTTGCGAAGCCGACTCTCGTACAAGCCCTGCACTTCGCGCTTTCCAGCCGCGACACGCTGAGCAAGTTCTTCCTGAGTCAACTCGATCTTCTGACCCGCCTGTTCGCCACCCTGATTCGTCTGCTGTGTTTCATCCGTCCGGGCGCTCTGACCTTGTTCGGGCTGGCGAGATCCGGCGTTAGGCTGAAACGGCGCATCCTCGTGAATCGTGATTCCTTCCGACTCCGAAGGCGCACCAAGCGAAGACGCATTGAACGTCGAGGCGTCCGCCTCAATCGCTGCATCTGCTTTTTCTTCCGCTTCAAGTACCGCTGTGGGTATTCTGCTCATCTGTCCGCTTCTCCTTAGACGGGCGCACTCGCGAAATCCGTCTGTTTGCGGGGCATACGTTGCGTATGGAATCCCGCGTTAAAAAAAGGCTCCTTGTCTTTCGGGTATCCCGCTGGCCTGCTGCGGGGCCGCAAACTCATGAGCCTTCTCAAAAGTGTCCAAAATCGTTGCAAGCGTCTGAGCCTTCCCTTGGGACCGGTAAAGCTCAATGTCCGTAAGCGAATCATTGGCCTTGCGCGTCTCATCAAGCTCTCTGCGCAAGAGGGCGAGAACATAGGCGGTCGGCTTGTTCGCCCCAGCCGCCATGAATTGCCGATAGTCTTCCTCTTTCAGAATCACGCTCATTACGCCACCGCCTGCTGTTGGGGTTGAGGCTGAGGCTGACCGCCCTGCTGCTGAGCCTGTTGCTGCTGTAGCGCCTGAAGCTGGGCCTCCATCTGCTGCTGGGCCTCTGCCTTGGCCTTCTCGATACGGCGCTCAAGCTCTTCGGAGGCAGGGGCAAGACAGTCAGGGTCAAGCTCGAAGCCCGTAGCGATGTCCCTGAGCATCCGCGCAAGCTCTTGCGGGGTCTGAAGCTGTGCTATGCGCGGGTCTTGTCCGCAAGCCTGTAGGAGTGCCAAATGACGCTGTGCAAGCGATTCGCGCATGGTGAACTGACGCACGCCGCACACTTCAACGCGGATATCGCCCTTAATGGACTCATCCCGGTTGTAGCGCATGTGCCACCAGTAGTAGCGCATGATGCAAGAGCGCATCATGTCATCCATGTTGCCGACGATCTTCTTGATGCCGCGATTTGCCGCGCCAAAGAGCATTTCAAGACCGCCCTTTGTCCGGGCCGCTCCAACCGCCGCATCCGTTCCATTGGCGAACGCCGGGATACCCGTCAATTCATCGGCAAGGCGCATGTAGAACTGGAAAATCTCAATAAGCTCTTTCGCAACGGAGGGGATATTCCAGAAGTTGATCGGGCGCTGTGCGCTGTTGCCGTTGTTCATGAACGCCCATGTCTTATTCGGGCGTGCGCGTCCATCGTCCATCGGGTGTAACCGGCTGGCATCGTCCATCGCCGCTTGAGGGCCGGAAGCGAAGCCCATGTTCACAAGGAGGTTGCGCGTAGTGGCGTTGCAAAGGCGCTGAATGTGGTCAACCACCTGAAGCGGACCTTCTCCCCAAAATGAACCGGCCTTGGTGAAAACATGGGCAATGTCAATCGGGCGCTCCTCATCGGCGTCCATAACTCGGCAATAGATGATCTTGCCATCCATCAGGATTGCGTTGACCTCGTACCACTCATCGGCCTTGATGGGGGTCTTGTCGGGTGTGCGGGTGACGCCCATTCCGATAAGCATTTCACCGGACGCTTGACCCCAATACTCAACGCCTTCAAGGATCTTCCTATCCTTCAGCGCGGAGTCATCCTTCTTCTCAAGCCGTTCGCGCTCGGTGTCGGAAGTGACGCGCACATGAATACCGGTCTGACCGCACTTGCTCAGGATGTCGAGAATGTTATCCTCGTAGTAGCACGGAAGCTTGGTGAGTTGGCGAAGGTCTTTGGGCGAGTACCTGACGCGAACGCAGTTATCACCATCCTGAAAGTCAGTCGCGCCGTTGGACGGGAACAAGTCCCAAGGGGAGATCGGCTCACCCTCACGAACAAGGCGCATCTTGTCTACGACGCGCATCCCGTACTTGGTCTTCTCGTATGCTGGCATCTTGCGCATACGGACAACTGGAGAGCGCAAACCGGCTGTGCCATAGGTGGAATAGTAGTTCAGGAAGGTGTCAACCTTCTTGCCCCAGCGCCCCTCTACAAAGTCATCCTTGAGTTGCCGGTCCATCTTCCCGCCGCGAACCTTGGCGTCTTCCTCAAGCTCGCGCTGCACGCGCTCACGCATCATCCCGGCGTACTCGAAAATGACATCCTGACTCGGAGGCTGGCCGGTTTCCGCAAACTCCTTCAACCAGTCTTCCATGGTGCGCTTGACGGCCTGCTCAACCACTTCTGGAGACATCTCAGGAACGGGCGTAGGCTTGATGTAAAACGCCTTCTCGGAGTCAGCGAAAAACTCAGTCAGCCAAGCGACAAGGGTTCTCTGCTTGTGCGCGGAAATGTTGATGTAGACGCGGGGCTGATTCTTGGCTATCAGGTCGGCTTCGTCTTCGGGATCGTACTGCCCGTTCATCTGGCGAAGGCGCTTGGTCAGGTCTTCATCAACCCCGTTTGTCTCTTTCAGGGTCTTGTTGGCCTCGAAAACAGTCTGGATGTACGCGGCCAGATTGCGCTTGGCGAGTTCCGTTGTCTCTTGCTCGCCGTCTTCGTCCATTATTGCCGGGTCATCATCCTGCATAACCCCGGAATAAGCCGCATTCCCGCTTTGTGGAGTCTTCAGAAAAGATGGCTTATCGGCCAGTCCTAGGCCGGTCGTTCTTGGTTCTGCTTGTGTTGACGGAACCGCGTTCATGGGCGTGAATATGAATGACCAATGTTTACAGTCAAGCGTAAACTTTGCGTTGTTTAAAAGCCTAGAAGTACCCGCGCATGTCCAAGCTGAGATCCACATTTGGAGCTTGATTGAACTGCCCGACACCCGGATAGCGATCTTGTTCGGCCACATTCCTTGCAGCGGCCTGCGTCCCGTCGCTCTGCATGATGCTTGCCGCGATGTACTGAGCCGCATCATGCGGGTGCGAGTGTAGATCCTTCAATGGGTCTCCGCTGTACGCCTCTCCCCTTGTCGTAGACGTGAGCCGCTTGAAGCAGTATCGGCCTATAAACCCCTTTCTCAGTGTGGGGCAGCGCGAACCGACAAGCATACCCGGCTCGCCGTTGTTCATTTTGTTCAGGAAGAACCGGACGGCCTCACGTCTGGCAACAGGGGCATTCGTGTAGCAAGCCTGAGTCGGAATACCCTCTTCATTGAGGATCGAAAGGCACGTTGATTCGTCTGTTGCGGCACGACTGTTACCGGCAGGGTCTCCCTTGGATATGATTCTCATGCCGGGATATCTGTTTCTGAGAATCGGCGTAACGACATCACGCGCAAACTGGCGTATCCCGATGTCGTTTCCAATGATCTCCTCGATGAATCGAAGCTGGCCCTTGGGTGAAAGTTGGGCAATCACACAGGCTGAATGCTGTACGCCAAAGTCCCACCCCAATAAGATCGGAAGTCCATGGTAAATCTCTACGTCTGTCGGTTTTCCGTCTTTGTCCGTGTGGTTCGGTGCGTAATGAACCATATCATTGTACTCAGGATAGACCGGCCTCCCGTAGGAAACCGTTCCATACTGGGCCATGAGAAACACCTTGATATGCTCATAGGGCTTCCCAATCGTCTGCTCCATGTAGTAGGGCCAACCGGCAGAGATGTTTTCCACATTCTCAGCCTTCGGAATCATCGGGTTCTGGCCCTCGTTTGGAACATAGACGGGTTTCTGAGGAGTCGAACCGGGCGCAAGCAGAACGGCAGGTGGCTGATAAAAGAACTTCCAGTTCTCCGGTTTCTTCACCTCGGCGGTGTCATACCACCAATGCTCATCATCCGGGGCGTTCGTATCACAGAAAAGGCCAAACCATGTTGCACCGCCAACCTTGTTCCCGCTTTGGTCCTTCCATTTCTTCGGGTATCGACCGCACCTGACGCTGATTTGGTCAACAATGCCCATGTTGTTGATCTCGGAGGCCTCATTCAGCCACGCCCCGGTTATTTCGAGTGAGCGGAATTTACCCGCATCCTCAACCCGGTCGCAGGCCAGAAACAGGATCTCGCAATCAATCCGCGTGCCGTCAGGAAGCGGCATTCTTATTCTTGCCGACAGCGGTTTATCGGCCCGATAGGTGCAAATGGGTTCTGAAAACCACTCCCTGAAAGTCTTGATCGTTGTGCTGACAAGCTCGTTGTATGTGTTTCGGACAACGGCCCAACGTGTCTTGCGGTTTCCTTGCGGGTCCGCCTCTTGGTTCATCGCACGGAGGAAGATTTCCCATACGCAGGTAGATGACTTCCCGCTTCCTACAGGTCCAAGTATTCCTCTGTTTCTCAGGTCGCACTTGTGGAATGCGCGTCCGGTCGGGGAGGCTACATAGTCAATCTGGATTGGTGCAGGCGCTCCAGAGCCGGAGGATCTACCGGCAGATTT